TTCAGACCGTCGCCAACGCCGCCGTCGGCGTGCAGATCGACCGGCCGTGGCTCGTGATGCCGGATGCGACAAGCACCTACGAAATCTACAGTCCCAGCGCGTCGGCCATCGGCGCGCTTTCGCAACCTGTCGGCGCCATCGGCGTAGTGGGGTAACGGCATGAGCACCATCACCATCGATCGCGGCGAACTGGTAGCGATCCCCTTTTCGATCACCGACGCTGCCAACGGGCTGGCCGGCAAGCGAGTCACTTGGTCCGTGGCCAGGGCCGCTAACGGGCAGCGACTTCTTCGCAAGGTGGGAGGTCTTCCAGGCAGTTCGGCCGATATAACGATCACTGTGCAGAATGCAGGGGCTATATCTGGAACAATCAATATGCTCTCTGCGGACTTTGCGCTGCTCCCTGCGGGCAGTTATGCTGTGTCGCTATGGACAGACGACGGCATCGGAGGGGATCAGTGCGTAACAGCAGGCGGCACAGACACCCTAGTGATACAGCCAACTGTGGCGCGCGCTGCTTGAACTTAACAGCGGGAGGTTGAAATGGCACTTGTAGTTGAAGATGGAACCGCCAAGTTAGATGCAGAGTCTTACATCAGCGTGGCCGATGCCGACACCTACCATGCGGCACGAGCAAACGTTGCCTGGGATGCAGTCGGTGAAAAGGAAGCGGCGCTTCGCAAGGCCACGGACTACATGCTACAGACCTACCGCGACGCGTGGAAGGGGGTTCGCATGAAGGCGACGCAGGCACTGGACTGGCCGCGCGCCTTTGTCTATGCCGAGCCTGCGCTGACCGGAAGCTCCGGGGCGTATCCGTACCTCATACCTGACGGCATCGTGCCAGTAGAGGTGCAGCGTGCCTGTGCAGAGCTTGCCCTGCGGGCCGCATCGGGCGAGCTGAATGCCGACCTCGAGCGCGCAGTGTCGAGCGAGACTGTAGGCCCCATCTCTGTCACGTACGAGCAAAGCTCTCCGCAGTACAAGCGGTACAGGTCTGTGGATATGCTGGTCGCGAGGTACCTCACGTCCGTGGGGTGCTCAGTCCCGGTAGGGCGGTCATGAGCGGCGCTGATAACAAGCTCGTAGGGATCCAAGGCGGCAGGGAGAAGAACCCGGCCTTGGATGCCATACGGCAGATCCAACACAACCTTGCGTTCTACTGCGAAGCGCAAGCGGCACTTGCGGCAATGACTCGATCCAAGTATGAGGCACTGCTCAAGGAAGGTTTCACGGAATCGCAGGCACTTGAACTCTGTAAATAACCCACCGGAGCAAACCATGAAAACTGTGTATGACGATCGAGGTGTAGCGTACGATCTGGATGACGCCGAGGCGGATGCCCGCGTCGCTCGCTACGGGTTCAGCACCACCTGGCCCCCTGCGGCGCAGGAAAAGCCCGCTGAGGAGGACGCGCCCGTTCAGGATGCTCCGGCACCGATCGACTTCGGCGCGGATCAGTAACCATGAGCAACGCGTTGTACGTCCGGCTGGCGGCATCCACACTCAGGATGCTGACCACCTATGGGAGCGCCGTAACGCTGCGCTCCTATTCCGGCGGTACGTACAACCCGGCAACCATGGCCGCAGCTCCGACCGTCTCCAACTCCTCCCGAGTGGCCGTCGTGATTGCCTACAAGTCGGGCGACGTCTTGGCATCGGGCGGGCTGATCCAAGACTCCGACCGCCTCTGCATCATGGGGGCTGAAGGTGCGGCACCAACCTTGAGCGATAGGGTTGTAGTCGGTGCGGTAGAGTACGCGATCAAGGCAGTTAAGACGATCGCCCCAGACGGCATCACGCCCGTCCTTTACGAGCTTCAATTGCGGGCATGAGTTTTCACCTTGATATCCGCGAGTGGTGCAAGAAGGCGAAGGGGCGCACGGACCTCGTTGTTCGGAAAGTGCTCATTGACCTTGGAACCCGACTGGTGGAGAAGTCTCCGGTGGGGAACCCTGATCTCTGGGATTCGCTCTACGACACTGCGGATGCAGGATCCGGCGCTCAGCGCACGGGCGCACGCCGCAAACCTCCCGCAGGGTACGTGGGAGGTCGCTTTCGCGGGAACTGGCAGTATGGAAACCTTGGCCAGCAGTCTGTGCCGATGCAGAGGCTGGACGATATCGATCCGTCGGGCGCGATCAGCATCTCGCGGATCACCAAGGGGGTTCTCGAGGCTGAGCCTGCCAACATGCACTATCTCGTCAATAATCTTCCGTATGCACAACGCTTGGAGAACGGGTGGTCCAAGCAGGCGCCGCAGGGAATGGTGGCGCTGACCGTTGTCGAGTTTCAGGACATAGTACGGGCCGCAACCGGAGGCAGGGAATGAGCAGCAATGTCGTTGATGTTGGGAGCACGCTTGAGGCCGCACTGGCTGCGATGCCGCAGGTCATTGCGATTGCTTCCGAGAACACTGCCTACACCCCTACGGCAGGGGTTCCGTACTGCGAGGCGAATCTACTGCTGGCACAACCCTCGGACCTTGAGCTTGGGTCGCAGGGTGCGTACCGAGAGCAGGGCGTCTTCCTCGTCCGTCTCAACTATCCTCTTCAAGTCGGCAAGGGCCAGAGCCTGGCCTTCGCGGCACTGCTGCGCGCCTATTTCAAGCGCGGCACAACCTTCGCTGGCAGCAATGGCGTTCAGGTCACTATCGACAAGACCGCTGAAATAGCACCGGGGTCAGTCGATGGCGATAGGTGGGTCACCCCGGTGCGAATTCGGTTCTACTCCAACGTAACGCAATAATCACTGAAAGGAACTGCCATGCCGCTCACCGCGCAAGGAATCAAGAAGCAACTCGTTATCAAGAAGCAGGTGTCCCTCGGCTCGCTGGCCTCGGGCTCCGGCGGGCAGGTCCTCCGCCGCCGCACCTCCATATGGGAGCAGAAGAAGGCGGAATACAAGTCCGACGAGATCGTCAGCCACCAGCAATCGACAGGCGCGCGCTATGGCATGGGAACAGTGACCGGGAAGCACTCCGGTCTTCTCTCCCCTGGCACCTTCAAGCTGTGGATGGCGGCGGTATGCCGCAAGGACTTCGCGGCCGGGGCGGCGACCGGTGCCATCGCGACGGTGACTGCTGCGGTTACTTCCGGCGCCGCAGGGACGTTCACGCGATCGGCAGGTTCGTACCTGTCGGACGGCTTCAAGCAGTTCGACGTTGTGCGCTGGGCTGGCTGGGCCACGACGGGCGTTCCGAACAATGCTCACAACTTCTGGATTACCAGCCTGAGCGCAACCGTCATGACTGTGCTGGCACTGGATGGCGTTGCAGTTGGTGCCAAGGCGTCGGGCGACTCCGTCACTGGCACCGTTGTCGGCAAGAAGACGCTGGTCCCGCTGACCGGGCACACCGACGACATCTTCACCGTCGAGAATTGGCATCCCGATCTGTCGCCGGTCGTCTCCGAGCTGTATGGCGACGTCAAGGTGGATGCAATGTCAATCGGCATCCCTGCCAGCGGCAACGTAACAGTCGATTTTGACTTGAACGGCCTCAGCGAGAGCGTGACCGCCGCACAGGTGCTGACTACCCCGACAGCTGAGACCACCACGGAAATTCTCAGCGCAGTGCGCGGCTCCATTTCCGTCAATGGTGCGCTGCAAACAACGATCACCGGCCTCACGGTCAATGTCAAGGCCAACACCAGCGTCGACGGCCCCGTGATCGGCACCAATGCCGGCCCGAACGTGTCTCGCGGTAAGGTCGAAGTGTCCGGGCAGTTTCAGGCATATTTCACCGACTCTACCCTTATGCTTCTGCTGAGCAACGAGACGAACATTGGCATCGGTGCGGTCGCTACCTGCGACAATACTGCCACCAGCGACTTCATCGCCCTCAGCATGACTCGCGTCAAGATCGCAACGGACACTCCGGACGATGGCGAGAAGGGCATTATCCGCACCTACAACTTCAATGCCGAGATTGACTCAGCAGGCGGCGCCGCGCTGGCAAACGACCAAACGATCATTTCGTTCCAAGACAGCGCCGCTTAACTCGCAGCGCACCCTCAACCCAAGGAGATCACCATGAATCAAGACCAGCCGGTGTCAATCGACGCCCTCAATGCCGTACAAGCCTGCGATGCCGGGTTCGAGTTCGAGTACATCGGACCTGACGGAAAAGGCAGTGGGCGCTTCTTCACTGTAATCGGAGAGCAGTCCGAACAGGTGCAGGAGTGGATTCGCAAGAGGCTGAACAAGCTCCGCCGTGACGAGGATATGGCTCGCCGACGCGGCAAGGAGATTCAGCGGCTGGTTGAGACCGATCAGCAGTTCGGGATCGAGTCTGCTGCGATCAGGATCACGGGCTGGCGGGGCATCTCGGAAGAATGCACCTTCGACAATGCGGTGCGCCTCTGCACGATCAACCCGCTGATTCGGGCGCAAGTCCTGGATGCATCCGCAGACCTGGGAAATTTTATGAAGGGCTGATCTCGCAGCTCTGCAAATTCGCAGAGCGAATCTTCCTCCTGGCAACCAAGCAGGAGGATGGTTCAACCTTGCGAGCTCACCTCAAGTCGCTATGGCGGCAAACCGGTGAGAAGCCAGAGCTGCTTGAGGTCCCAGAGTGCCCCGAAGAAATATCCCACGTTTGGACGTGGTTCGAAGAGTTGAATGCTGCAAGGTCAAAAGGGGAGTTGGCGTCGATGCCTATTACGTATGCGGATATTTGGTACTGGTCCTCGCTTACCGGGGTCCGTCCAACCGCACTCGAGGTTCGAGCCCTTAGGACGTTGGACGGCATGATGCTCAACCCTAAAAAAGGTACAGCAAGATGAGTGACTCCGGCGCCGCAGATATTGCCTCTCTAGGACTGAGCGTTGATGCGACTAGCGTCGACGCTGCGGCCAAGTCGTTGGATCGGCTGAGCGAGGCATCTGATCGCAACAGCAGCTCCACCGAGCGCCAGATGCAGAACATGCGCGGCGTTGCTGCCAGCATGAAGCAGCAGGCGACCTCTGCCAACGAGGTGGCCGACAACGTACAGAAACTACTGAACAAATACGACCCGCTTGGCACAAAGCTCCGCTCCCTTGAGTCGGAGTTCATCGCCTTGAACAAGGCCGTGGCCAACAATGCCGTAGGATCCACCTCTGATGCGGCATTGGACAAAACCTACGCGGCACTGAACAAGGAAATTGCCAGCACCAAGACCCTGATGGAAAACGCCGCGAGCGCCACCACCAAGTTCAGCATGTCGGCCAGCTACGCATCGCGCGAGTTGATGGTCCTAGGGCACGAAGCAATGAACGGGAACCTGAGCAGGATTCCAGGAACCTTCATGAGCATGCTGGCACACTCGAACTTCTTCGCAGCAGGATTGGCGCCCGTGCTGGCGGGGGTGCTGGCGGTTGCTGTGGGCGTGGGAGTGCTCGGCAAGGCGGCATACGACGCCCACCACAACCAGGAACTTCTGGGCAATTCCCTATACGTCAGTGGCAACTACGCCGGGAAGACTGCTGGTCAGTTGGATGCGATGGCCAGCAGCATGGCCAGCAGCGGTGAGATTGGCAACAATGCCGCGAACAAGATCGTGGCTGGCTACGCGGCCAGCGGGCAGATAGGAGGCGAGGCACTCGAAAAACTATCGGGGCTGACACTTGACTATGCCCGGATCACCGGACAGACCGCAGAGAAGGCGGCGGAGCACCTGACGAAGATGTTTGAAGACCCTAAGAAGGGCGCAGAGTCTTTCGCCAAGTCGACGCACGACCTGACGCTTGCGGAATACGACCTGATCGTCGCGATGCAGGAGCAAGGCAGGCAGGGTGAGGCCCAACTGCTGCTGGGAGAGAAGCTCAGCACCTGGACCAACAAGCACAAGGAAGAGGTCGGCCTCTTGGCATTCACCTATCGCTGGTGGAAAAGCGCCATCAGTGAGGCCGACACCGAGCTTGGGAAAATCCTGATGGGAACCCACTCCTTGCAGGAGGTAATCGCCGCGCAGGAACGCTCCATAGAGAGCTCCCGGAAACTTGGGATTGACCCTGGCGTCATCAAGATGGCAGAGGAAAAGCTCGAGCTTCTGAAGGGCGAGCTGGCGATTCTCGGCATTCAGACCAAAGAGCGCGAAGAGCAGAGCAAGCTGAACGACGCAGACCTAGCCAACCGCAAGCTGGTCGCTGCATCGGATCAAGGTCGCCTTGCCACCTTGCAGAATCAGATGAAGGCAATCGCTGATACCGTGCGGATAGGGGCCGACGCTGACGTCGCCATGCAGGCATCCGTCACGGTGCAGAAGCAGATCGACGAGCTCATGGACCGCATGGGCACCAAGGGCCGGCAGCGGGCACAGGAACAGATCGAGTTGCAGTCCAGGCTGAACGAGATCTCGATTGCCGCAGCGCAGAAGGCCAACGATCACGAACTCAAGATGGGCGCGATCACCAAAGAGCGGCATGATCAGAACAAGCTGGACCTGGACCTGCGTAAGAACGGGATCGAGCAGGTGAAGGAAGCAGAGCTTGCCGCGATCAGCTCCGTTATCTCTGGTGAGCGTCGTAAGCATCAACTCAAGCTACAGGAGCTGGTCGCCGAAGCGGAGGCAATTAAGCTTCAAGGCGGGTATGCAACGGACGAGGAGAAAAAGAAGTCGCTCGACGATGCACTGAAGAAGCAGCAGGAGCTGGACAAGCACGAGCTTGATGCCCTGGACAAGAAGATCGCAGCGCAGCAGCTGTACAACGCCGAGATCGGGAAGACGCAAGCGCAGAAGGATATTGAGAAGCAGCTGGTGGAAGAATCCGGGACGCGCGAGCTCGAGATCCAAGCTGAGGCGTTCAGGAACGTCGTCGCATTGAACATACTGTCCGCAGACGAGCTGAAGATCTACCAGGAGAAGCTGACGACGCTGGACGCCGAGATCGAGAAGCGCAAGGTGCTGGCCACGCTGCTTGGACAAGCCTCTGTGCTCCAGAAGCAGGCTGACGGCATCAAGGAGACGAAAGCTTCTTGGAAGAGGCTGACGGATGACGTAGAGCGCAGTCTGACGGATGCCTTGATGCACGGGTTCGATAAGGGCAAGGGGTTCTTGCAGAGCTTCACGGATAGCATCAAGAACTCGCTGAAGTCCTCGATCATCAGTATTGGCGTGAGGGCAGTGGTCCGCCCAATCATGGGCGCGATTGGAAGTGCCCTGGGAATTGCCGGAGAT